AGAACAGATGTGACTGATGGAACCCAATCTCCTGTACCTTCGATTGAGTACCATCTTGTGTGCCCTTCCATGGAAATTACTTTATTCTTTTCTTTCCATTGTCTGAGTTTAATCAAAATAACTCCTTTAACGGGAGAAGGAACATAACACTTGTATTATCATCACCACCTTTTGCAAGTGTTCCATAGCCTTTTCCTCTTATTTCTTTGATTCTTTGTTTCATTTCATTAGTTGGTAGTATTACAATTCCTTTTACTATAGTATCTTCTGTTAATATGTGACACCAATAGTCTGATTCTGTTGTTTGTATACCACTTGGTTTATTTCTGCTTCTAAGCTCAATAGCAATATTACCTGTCTTTTTCCATATATCTCTCTCTGATTTTACTTCTATCTTTTTACTACCTAAGATGCTTGCAAGTTTGTTTTCCATTATTTCTCCGAACTCTAAATCTAAATCAAACTTATTATCTTTATTCTTTTTCATTTTTTCTTCTCCATATTTACTCGCTAAATAAGCCTTCAGGGAAGCTTCTGGGTTCTTCCTCCATGTCCCAGTACCACCAATACCCTGGTTTCCTGTGCGACTGTAACGTCTTCTTATCTTCCCTGAGCTTTTTCGTTGCTTTGTTGTGACATTTTTTGCATAGTTTCGTGTATCTGGCATAAAACTCTACCTCTCCTTGTGCTAAGTTGCACTCTTTGCATATCTTTACTTTTACTGTATTCATTTATCCTCCAAAGAACAAGAACATCATTAACATTACTATCTTATCTAAAATCCATAATATTATTAACAATGTTAACTTGTTGTCTGTTTTCATTAATATCTATCTGATTTTGCTAATTTCCTTAGTATGTATTTTTCTACAATTTCTGGCTGTCTCTTAAGCCAAGATAGAACCTTTCCATACTGCCTGTCTGTTAGCGTTCCTTTTCTTGTATTGCATCTTGCACATATAAGCTGCAAGTTTCTTAAGTTTGATTTACCTCCTAAAGAAAGTGGGACTACATGGTCGCATACTGTGTTTTTAATAGTCATCTTATTATCACAATATTTGCATTTATTTCCATATGCTTTTAATAGCATGTCTCTTATTTCTTTTAAAGATATACTAAACTCTACTTCATACTCCTTACTTCTTTTTCGTAAAGATGACCTTAGTGTTGAGGACTTTTTCATGAGCCTGTGAAATACATTCTTCCACATATGCCCATGAAAAGTCTTCAATACTTTAGCAAACTTGGATTGCCAATTGTCTAAGATACTTTTACGTTTTGAAGGTTTAGGTGTTTTCTTAGTTCGGCTTTTCCTAGCCATATATCCTCCTATGCCTCGTTTACTGTTTTGATTGGGGGACTAGCTTTTGACAATCTCTTAAAGCTAATAGCATAGGCAAATTCTATAAAGAAAATGCCTATTGCCATAGTATAACTGGTAGCTTTATTTTGATTGGTCTTTAGGAATGTGAAATACAAAAACCTTAGTATCTGTATTGATATCCCGTTTGCTGTTCTATATGTTTGTATCATACGTCAGTTCTCCTCATTCTAAAGCTTGGTGTCCACTCTAAGCTGCATTCAAATAGCTCTCCATCTGTATTCTTAAACATCTGGACAACTTTCTCTTTTGACTTAGCTTGACCTTTCAAGCCTATTACCTTCCTACTGGCATTCTCAATTGCTCCTGAGCCTTTACCAGCATACAAGTCTAGAACTTCATTACGTGAATAATCTCTTGCTACTTGAGAGATTTGTATTATTATGATATCCATGTTTACTGCCATATTAGATAAGCTGTGAGAAATGTATTTTACTTGTTCATATTCTGACCTTACGTGTGATGGTGTATCAACTAAATCGATATAGTCAACAACTACCACAGCTGGTTGCAGTTCTCTTATTTTCCCTTTAATCTGCTCTAATGTTGGTGCTACAGTTTGAATATTTAGATGTTGTAATTCATCTTTATTCTTTTCATAGATTTTTTCATAATTATCGTTCACAGTTTCTTTATCAGAATCACTTACGATTTGCAGGTGTCTTTTATGCATATACCAATCTGATAATTCTAAAGATAAGAATAGTGTTGGTATCTGAAACTTTCTATCAATTCTATTATTGACAAAGTCAAGTCCTAGAATTAAGTTTTGTGCAAATGTAGTTTTATTACATCCAGTTGGTCCAAATATGGTAACTAGCTCACCTGGGTATATCTTACTATCTACATTAAGACCTAGCATTCCTGATAAATCTAAGCAACGACCACTAAAGTCTGTTGTCAATCTTTCATGAAGGTTTTCTTGCAACTCTTCTGCGCCTTTAACTTCTATAAGATAGTCTTTCCTCTTAAAGAAAACGCATTTAGGTTTGCAATGTCCCATCATAAGTTTATCTTGACAGCTATAACGATAACCACCGTTATATGTATCCTCTACTAGTCGTTCTATTTCTGATTGTACTAAGTTGTTATCATTCCAATGCATCATAGCTGCTTTAACAAACTTACTTGGAAATCCATTTCTTCTAAAGTGGCTGATTATACGCATAGCAGTATGATGCCTATTCCCTTCTTGAGGGCCTAGGTTAATCATTGTCTGTATGCATGGAACTATATTGGAAGGTTCAGTTACTTTCTTTTCTGACCTTATTTCTGGTACTTCTTTTACAATATAGCCTTCTAATTCACCATCTCCTAATAACTCTGTATATGGAAATCCAAATCTAGGAGTCTTTGCTAATTCTATTATCTCTTCAGGTTTAGAATGCATTAACTCTTTCATTGTTATGGGTATTTTATATAACTTAGTCTTTTGATTCAATGTATGCTGTACTCTGTATATACCTGTTCGTATATAGACGCTTGTATCTATGCCTATATCTTGGAATAAATTTTCCATTGTATACTTAACAACATAAGGTAAATCAACTGTAGGACTGAAGTTAAACACGCTATTTGGAATAGTAATATGATATCCTGTACCACTAAAGAAAGATTGAATACTATGTTCTTCTACTCCTAAGTCCTGAAGATGCATAATAGCAGCTTGAGCTTTCTGTTGAGTAAATTCATCAGTATTCTTTTCTTTGTCAATATCAATTAATATTTTATCAATAGCACGTATACCGTGATAGCTTTTAATCGTTTTATTTGCATCGGCAACTTTCTTAGCATCTTCATTATATAAATACATAGACCTATATAATGGCTCTTTTGGATTAATATACTTAATTAAATCCTTTTTGGCAATCAGGAGGCCACGATTAAATGGCCCCCCTTGTGCTATCTCAACAAACATTATAAGGAATCAATCCCTGCTCCTGCTAACTGAACTTCATCAGTCTTTGCTGGTGCTGAGTCATTGTGCTCCTTAATATATCCC